GCCGCAGCCGCTGACGCCGCCTCCAACGCCGCCCACGCCGCCACCGACGCCACCTACGCCGCCCGCGCCGCCGCCTACGCCGCCAACGCCGCCGCCTACGCCGCCACCCGCGCCGACGCCGCCGTAGCCGGGGTAGAGGGCGCCGCGACCTGGCGCCTCGCCCGCGAGGTCTGGTTGGCTGTGTGCATGGAGGTGAGTTGACATGACAAGCACCCCGCCCAGCGTTCTGGTCTGCGAGTGGTGCGGCGCCCTGTCGCCGCGCGAGAGACACAGATCCCAGCGGCAGCCGTGTCTCTGCGACGAGTGCCACGCTGCCCGGCGCAAGGCGCAGTCAGGCGGTGCGTACAAGAAAGATGCAAGGCGCGAGGCCCGGCTGCTGTTCATCGAGTGCTGGGGCAGGACCACGGACGAGGGCGACTGGGAGCCGCAATACCCATACAGGTGGACCTGCGACGGCGGCAAGGTCACGCCCCGTCATGTCCGAGAGAGAATCGTTGCCGTCGCCATCGACAACAACTTCCCGCCCGTCGCCATGCTGGCACGCCGGTTCGCGCTCGACGACCACGCGATCAGGAACGTGCTTGATGACGCCGGCCTGGCACAGCACTACCAGGACGCGATCGGACCGCACAAAAAAAAGGACGACCTATCGCGGTGGGATCTCGGGCATCCGGACCCATCCTGGCTGTAGGCGGGAGAGCGATGAAGACGAAGAACAGCGAGGAAGCATGACACGACCAGACAAGGTCGAGCGATACCCGGGCCCCATGACGGTCGACGAGGACCGGCCATATGACGAGATCGACGAGGAGGACCGCGTCCTCTTCGCGCTGAGAACAGTGCTGTCATTGACGCCCCGCGAGCACCAGGTCATGCGAATGTATTACGTTTTGGGGTGTAACGGTAATGACATCGCATCAAAGCTCAAAATCTCCCGCGACTCCGTGCGCGTATACTGGCACCGCGCGATCAAAAAGATGCGCCGGCTGTAACGCGCAACACCTCCTGGTAAAGACTATGCTTGAGATCCCACCCAACGTTTGTCCGTGCGGAGCGCCTCTCGTCCATGAACCCGCGGCCCGGTGCTGCCCCCTCTGCGGCAGGCGCTGGGACCTCGCGCCGTTCATGGATGCCGAGCGACACCGCCGGCTGCTCTTCCTCCAAGACTGCGTCGGAGCACAACTCTGCGGAGTCGACGCCAGCGCCGAATACGTCCAGGCGTCCAAGCCACTAGGCAACCCACGGATCGAGCGCTTCGCGGCCGGGCCGGGTGGGCAGTGGGTGGTTGACTCAAAAGCCAAACGCCGAGACGACGCGCTGGCGATAGCGGACGTCCACCTCGCCACCCTCGACGCCTCCCGACAGCGAGCAGACGCCGAGACACGCATCATGCGGAAGCGGCGCACCCGACGACGGAAGGGCAGTAAGGGCCGGCACCAAGGCGCATGACGGCACGAAGACGCCCCGACATGACGCCCAGCGGATCGGGCTGAGGCCGGGGTAGCACAAGTACACAAGATTGTTGAAGCAGGTCGCGCCGCGTAGTGCGACCCGGCACGACACCCACGAGAGAGCGACATGGCTGGCAGGCTCACACGAAAGCAGCAGGCCGCGGACGTCGCACGACAGGAGCGCAAGGCGAGGGTGGCCAGCCTCCGCGCCCGCTGCATGTCGTCTTACAAGATCGAGCAGGCGCTCGCGGACGAGGGGATGAAGAACCCCGACACCGGCGAGTCGTGGGACGCGAGCACGATCAAGCGGGACATCGAGGAGCTTCTGCGGGACTGGCAAGACGCAGCCAGGGTCGACACCCGCATTCATGTTGCCAAGCAACTCGCCGAGCTCGACGAGGTTAAGCAGTCCGCCTGGTCGAAGCTCAAGGGCGACAAGGCGCTGGCGATCGTAATCCGCGCTCTCGAGCGCGAAGCCAAGCTCCTCGGTCTTGACGCCTCGATCAAGCTGAGCGTGGACGGGACGATCAACGACCCGCTCCTCGCGCGATACGCAGGGATGACACTTGATGAGCTGCGCGAGATTGCAGCCAAGCGTGGGGGGTGACGAGGCCGCCGAGCGCGAGAGCCTGATCGCCGGGCTGTACGCCGACGACCGCGAGGAGACCGGCAGCGCGACCGACAGCCTCGAGCAGTTCGTCAGAGCGTCATGGCACATCGTAGCACCAGGCCGCGAACTGGTCTGGAACTGGCACCTCACGCTTATCTGCCGGAAGCTCGAGGCGGTGACGCGCGGCGAGGTGCTGCGGCTCATCATCAACGTTCCGCCCCGGTCGACGAAGAGCACGATCGTCTCTGTGCTGTGGCCTGCGTGGGTCTGGGTGCATGACACCTCGGCTCAGTTTCTGACCGGGTCACACAACGCATCGCTGGCCGTGCGCGACGCGCTGCTCACTCGGCGGCTGATCGATTCCGAGTGGTTCCGACTGCGATGGCCCGGTGTCGTGTTCGAGTCGGATCAGAACCAGAAGACCCGCTACGACCTGGCCGGCGGCGGGCACCGCATTACATTCGGGATGAAGGCCGGCGTCACCGGCGAGGGCGGAGACTTCCTCGTCATCGACGACCCGCACTCGGCCAAAGACGCGATGTTCTCGGAGGCCGAGCGCGAGGCGGTCAAGCGGTCGTTTGACGGCGAGCTGTTCACGCGCCTCAACGACCAGTCGAAGTCGGCGATCGTCATCATCATGCAGAGGCTGCACGAGGACGACCTGTGCGGCCACCTGCTGCGCCGCGACGAGTGCTGGGACCACGTGTGCCTCCCCATGGAGTACGACCCGGCACGCGGGCACACAGAGGACGAGAGGACCGAGCCGGGCGAGCTGCTCGACCAGCGGCGCTTCCCGGCCGAGTGGGTGGCTCAGGCCAAGACGACGCTCGGCGCCTACGCTTACGCCGGGCAAATGCAGCAGGAGCCGGCGCCCGACGGCGGCGGCGTGCTGCGCGGGTGGCGCTACTACCAGGCGCCGCCAGACGCATTCGACCTTGTCATAGAGTCGTGGGACCTGACCTTCGACGAGACGGCCAAGGGATCATACGTCGTCGGCCAGCTCTGGGGCAGCGTCGGTCCTGACCGCTACCTGCTCGACCAGTTCCGCAAGCGTGTTGACGTCGTCGGAGAGCTGGACGCGATCGCGGACATGACAGAGCGGGCGCGAGCCCGCGGGCTGTCTGTGTCGGCGGTCGTCATTGAGAACAAGGCGAGCGGCGCGCCCGTCATACGACTGCTGCGCGACAAGGTCGGCGGGCTGGTCCCGTGGCCCCCGAAGGGCGAGCGCATGGGCAGTAAGGAGGCGAGAGCCGGCGCCGCTGCCCCCAGCGTCGAGGCCGGCAACTACTACCTGCCCGACCCGGCGCTGCACCCGTGGGTCAACGACTTCGTCCACGAGGCGCAGATGTTTCCGCGCGGCGCGAATGACGACCAGGTCGACGCCTTCGCCCAGGCGCATGACTATCTCTCGCGCAACGGCGCGCTGATGTTCTCCTGACACTACAGGACCCCCACATTGATCGCACCCAACACCGACAGCGTCGGCCTCTGGCGCCGCGTGCTACACGCGATGACGCCTGGCCGCCTTCGCCCGATCGGTCTGCGTCATGAGCGCATCAACGCAACGATCGTCAAGGACTCGTGGAGCTCGCACGGCGAGTCGCTGGGGCGTGCGTACTCGCCGCAGGAGTACGCCGAGGTCTACGAGCGCGAGCCGTGGGTCTATTCGTGCTGTGACGCGATCGCCGTCGACGTGTCATCGCTGCCAATGCAGATCCTCGACGGCGAGAAGCAGCCGGTCGATGAGCCATGGCCGGGCGTGTTCGACGTCTTCGTCGAGCCGTCGCCGGGCGTCGGGTTCGACCAACTTCTGCGCGAGCTGATCCTCGACTACCTGCTGCTCGGCGAGTCATTCGAGTGGTGGGACGGCGGGCAACTCTACCGCCTGCCGGCCTGGGCCACGCGCGCGGTCGCGAGCAAGACTGAGCGAATCAAGCACTTCGAGTTGAAGGTCGAGGGCCGCAAGGACGTCTTCGCGCCCGAGGAGGTCATCTACATTCGCAACCCCTCGCCGCTGCTCTACGTCGATGGGATGTCGGTGCTAGACCCCCTACGGGACACGCTCGAGAAGGCAGGCGCCCAGGTCAAGTATGAGAAGGCGCTATGGAAAAACAGCGCGCGCGTCCCTGGTCTGCTGAAAACCGAGCAGCCGCTTGACCCGAAGCAGAGGGAGCAGCATCAGCGCGAGTGGCACTCGAAGTATGGCGGCCCGAGGAACAGCGGCAAGACGGCTGTTCTCTCGCACGGCCTGACCTACGAGCGCGTGGGCCTCGACGTGCAAGAGAGCGGATACCACGCAAGCCGCGAGGAGAACCGGGAGGAGATCCTCGCCGTGCTCGGCGTGCCCCCGGTTCGCGTAGGGCTCCAGAAACATGTCAACTACGCGAACGCCATGCAGCAGATGGCGGGCTACTGGCGCAGCCGGGTCCGGCCGATCGCCAAGCTCTACAGCGACGCGCACTCGAGGACGGTGTTCCGCGACGTACCGTTTTGGCTCTGGCTTAACGCTGACAACTCGGTGTTCACCGCGGCCGACAAGGACATGCTGTGGACGCTCGCGGCTCGCGCTACCGGGTGGAGACAGGTCATTACGCAGAACGAGGCGCGCGCCCTGCTCGGCTACCCGAAGCATGAGGACCCCGACGCCGACGAGGTCAACAAAGCCCCGACCAACCTGTGGCCTGCGACGCCAGGCGGGGCGGCGAAGCTCACCGAGACCGACAAGCTCGCCGAAGTCAGCGAGGCGGAGAAGGCAGAGAGCGACGGCGAGGCCCGCAGCGTCGAGCACGACGGGTACGCGCAGCGCCGGGCGCTGATCCTCAACCGCGCCGCCCAGGTGCGCGAGGCGGCGCACCAGGAGACGCTGGACCGCGAGGCAGAGATCTGCCGCGAGCAGGTGGCCGAGCCGCTGATCGACGCGATGCTCAAGGCCAACCTCGACGCTGTCGCTCGCGACGTGCGCGAGCACGGGCTCAGGGTCTACACGCGCACCACGATGCCGAAGCTACCGACCGGCGCGGACTTCGCCGACATGGCCGGCGAGTCGCTGCGCGCCTACCTCGAGGGCATGGTCGAGCGGGTGGGCGAGAAGGTCATTGACGAGATGGGCGAGGCCAAGCGCGCGCTGCGCCGACTGTCCGCCGAAACCCGAGAGATCCCGGTTGACGACGGCGGCGCAGGCGAGCTGCTGCCCTCGCTCGATTTGTTCGACCCCGAGGTCAAGCGCATGATCGAGGAGCGCGAGCAGCTGATCAAGACGGTCCCGTCATGGATGCAAAAGAAGGCGCGCGAGCTGGTCGCCGAGGCGGTCGAGGAAGGCGCGACCGTCGACGACATCAGGCGGCAGCTCAACGCCTTCTTCAACAACCTCCGCAAGTATGAGGCCGAGCGCATCGCCCGCACCGAGTCAGGCACCGGCGCGAACACGGCCACCAACTCGGCGATGTCGAAGGCCGGCGTCACCGAGAAGGCATGGCTCGCGTTCATCGACGGGCAGACGCGCGCGACCCACATCGCCAACCACGAGGAAGGCCCGATTCCGTTCACCGACCGGTTTCCCAACGGGATGCGATACCCGCAGGAGAGCGGCGCGCCAGCGGGCGAGGTCATCAACTGTCGCTGTACGATGATCGCCACGGAGATCGACGCATGACAAGCAATCACGGCAAGCACCTGCGCCGGCTGTTCGACAGCGGCGCTCTTCTGTTCGGCTCCGGCGTTTCTGTTGTCCGGCGCCTCGACGTCAACGCGGACGACGGCAGCGAGGCAGACGGCGCCCCGGCAGACGAGGTGTTCGCCGCGACCATCACCACGCCGGCGCTCGACTCCTACGACTCGATCGTTCACCCCGATGGCGGCGACTTCTCGCGCTACTCGGACAACCCCGTCGTGTACCTCGAGCACGGCTGGATGCGCGACGAGCTGCCGATCGGCAAGACGCTCTCGCTGAAGACCGGCGCCGATCAGATCGACGCCGAGTTCGTGCTGGCGCAGGGCGACGAGGTCGCAGACCGAGCGCGCAACCTCATGCGGCAGGGCGTCCTCGGCGGGACCTCGATCGGCTTCGTGCCGACCGAGATGGACTTTGCGCCGGCGCCCAGGTCGATGGACGACGACGGCGAGGAGCGGAGCGTCCTGCACGTCTACAAGTGGCAGATGCTCGAGTTCTCCGTCGTCGGCATCCCGTCGAACCCCGAGGCGCTGATCCACCGCAAGCGCCGGGCCGACGTGTCGTGCTACCCGAGCCACGCGGCAGAGGCGCGCTCCTACGTCGCCAGTCTGCGCGAGGTCATGGCACGCGCCGGCGTCGGCCCTGTCGCCGAGGCGGTGGCGAAGATGCTGCCCGACCTCTACGGCGTGACCGAGGACGACATCGAAGAGGGCGCCCTCTGCGCGGCGGCGCTCCGCTCTGCGATGGAGTACGCGCACGCCGCGGGCGACAAGGCCGCCGCCGCCCTGCTCGCCGCCTGCATCGACGAAGCAATCAACAGCCCCGAGGAGCAGCCGACCCGGTGACGCTGCGACCGCGGGCCGCCCGATAGACGACCGCACAACACACGACAGAAAGCGCAGGCGCGAGCGCCTGACGCGAGGGAGAGACACACCATGTCCGCCGAGACCATCCAGAAGGCGCGCGACGAGATGCTGCGCGTCGCCGCCCAGATCAAGAGCGCCAAGGCCGAGGACAAGCCCGATGCCCTGGCCGACATCACCGCCAAGCTCGAGGCCCTCGAGCGCGCCGTCAACGCCGAGGACGCCGACAGCGGCGGCAAGCCCGCCACCGTCAAGGAGACCCACGACGCCGTCAAGGAGCGGGAGATCCGCGCCTACGAGAACCTGATCGAGTCGATGCGCGCCTCGGCCGAGGAGAGCAAGGCAGCCGCCGCCAAGGTCGACGAGATGCAGCGGAAGCTGGACGCCGAGAAGGATCGGCGCCTGGACTTCGACGCCATGGGCCGCGCCCGCGGCGAGTTCTCGCAGGAGGACCTGGACCGCCTGCTCGTCGAGCCGACCGACGACCCTCAGATCAAGGAGCTTCAGAAGCAGGGCGACAAGGTCAGCTTCATCAACGCGTTCCTTCGCGCCGGGCAGACCTACGGCCACAGCTTCTTCCGCGGCGGCAAGAAGCAGCTCGCCGAGTTCCGCGACGCGCAGAAGTTCAGCGCGATGGTGCGCGCGCTCTACACCACCGGCAGCGGCGCTGGCGACGAGTTCATCCCGACCACCCTGTCGAGCGACGTCTACCAGGAGTACGAGATGGCTCGCGGCGTCGAGGCCGTGTTCCCTCGCCTGGAGATGCCCACCGGCGAGTGGAAGATCCCGGTGAGCACCGACCCGCCGAGCTTCTACGTCCAGGGCCAGAGCTCGAGCCCCGTGTGGGCCGATGAGTTCGAGGAGGACAGCATCACCGCCGTCCAGCCGTGGCTTTCGTCCCGCATGGGCCGGGCCGCCGCGTCCGACGTCGAGAACGCACTCATCAACGGCGACACCACCTCGACCCACCTCGACACCGGCTATACCGTGGCCAGCCACGACATGCGCCGGCTCTGCGACGGTCTGCGCGATCGCGCCATCGCGCTGTCCATGACCGCCGACCTGTCGACCTGGTCGCAGGCGAACATCATGAGCCTTCTCGCCGGCGCCGGCGAGTACGCCGCCAACCCCGCCGAGTGGGTCTGCGTGCCGAGCGTCAAGACCTACCTCAAGAAGATCCTGACCGACAGCAACTTCACCTCGGCCGAGAAGCTGCCGCAGGGCATGGCGTCGGTCAACGTCGGCGGCGGCCTTGGCGTCTACTACGGCTCCAAGGTCATCCCGTCCGGCAAGCTCGCCGCCAACCTCAACGCGACCGGCATCTACGACGGGAGCACCACCAGCTACACCGCGTGCCTGTGGTTCAACCCGATGGGCTGGCTGATCGGCTACCGGCGCGGGATGCAGATCGAGGTCCAGAAGGACATCCTCAACGGCCAGTTCAACATGGTCGCCACGATGCGCCTGCACCCCAAGAAGATGGCCAACGCCTCGACCGGCTACACCGAGGTGTACGGCTACAAGATCAGCTAGGCGCTCGTCGTCAAGCTGCGGTTCCGGGACACCCCCGGCAGCCGTGCCGCCCGGCTGTTTGAAGCTGGCAAGCCCTCCATCGCCAGCAGGCGGCGCTTTCTCACAACACAGATACAGGCCTTCGCGCCTGTCAGGAGACCACAATGGGTCGACCCAACGACTTCCAGACCACCATCTCCCTCGGCGACCTCGCCGCCGACGAGGACAGCGTCCAGCGGGTGCTGCTGAAGCCCGACCGGGACATCTACCTCGACGCCGCTTACCTGACCAGCGGCGAGGCGATCTCCGCCCAGGACACCAACTACAACACCATCGCGATCAAGGACGGGACCGACACCCTGTTCTCGATGGCGACCGGCCCGGCGACCACCGGCTCCGACGTGGCGGCCGGCGATTCCACCGCGTTCACCACCACCACCGGCGGGCGCGTCGACGCCGGCTCCGAGGTCACGCTCGAGCTGACCAAGACCGGCAGCGGTCTGGCGATGCCCGACTGTGGGATCGTCCTCAGCGGGTACTACGTCCGATAGCTCGGGCGCAGAGCAACCGCCACTCCTGCCCGGGGCGGCGCGTCGTGGGGCTCCTCACCTCCACCGCGGCGCGTCGCCTCGGGCTTTCTTCGAACGGGGAAACAACGATGTCCCTCAAGGTCAAGTGCATCGCCCAGGTCGCCGATCATCTGCCGGTCTACGTCAAGCCTGACGTCGGCGCGTTCCGTGTCGGCGACGAGCGCGATGTCGAGAACGAGGACGCCGAGGAGTTGGTCCGCGAGTGGCCCGGTTCCTTCGTCATCGTCGAGCAGCGCGAGGACCCCAAGGCGAAGGTCCGCACTGCGTCGATCAGCAGCGGCAAGGTCGTCGAGCCGAAGCCCGAGCCGAAGCCCGAGCCGAAGCCCGAGCCGAAGAAGGCGAAGGGCAGAAAGCCGATCGTCGAGCGCGTGCGCGCGCTGGGGCAGCCGCCGGTCAAGGACGGCGAGTAGCCGATGGCGCAGCCGTCGCACAGCGTCTGCACCACGGCGCGCGTCAAGCAGGTTGTCGGCATCGCGTCGGCGAATACCGACTATGACACCGAGCTAGACGCCCTCGTCGGCGCGGTGTCGAAGTGGGTGGAGCGCCAGTGCTGCCGTACCTTCGTCGGCGGCGGGTCGGACACCACCGAGTACGTCGACATCTACGACGACCGGCGGATCGTCTATCTCGACCGCAAGCCGATCGTGACTGTGACCAGTGTCTACGAGGACCCCGACACCAAGTATGGGTCGTCGACGCTTCTCACGCAGGACGACACCGACACCTACGGCGACTATCGCATCCTCGACGACGAGGCCGCCCTGGAGCGCATCGGCGGAGACTGGTCGAAGGGCTCGCGCGTCCTCAAGGTGACGTACACCGGCGGCTATGACGACACGGCCGCGGTGGTGTCGTCTCTGCCGGACCTGTCCGAGGCAGCCGCGCACATCGTCGCGTTCTGGTGGAAGATGACGCACACGTCGAAGGAGAGCCGCC